ATTTTGTTTTATCTCTGAGTTTATAATGTTATTATTAAGATTTAAAAATGATTTAAGTTCTCCTATTTTTTCAGGAGTAACATCTAATTTTTTAAATAATGTTATTAATGATTTACTTTTAACATTACATACCCAACAATGCCAAGGATTTTCTTTTTTATTATTTTCAGTAAAATTAATTTCTAGTTTTCTTTTATGATGTTTACAGAAAGGACAAAAATAGGAATAATTTCCGTTTGATGTTGATTTTCCTTGCTGTTTTAATGTTGAGTCAACTAAATTAACTAAAAATTGATTAGTCATTAATTGAATATAATAAAAAAGACTTAAAAAGCCAAATTTTATTTAAAATATGTATTAATTTTAAGGTTTTGCAGGTTTTATTGTTGTTCCATCTTTACTTATTTGGAAATTTTCTGGATGGTTTTGTATTTCTCTTTTTATATTATTTTTAACCTGTTCAGTGTCAGGATTGGTTGCAGTAAAATTACCATCCTTTTTATAACCTACTTGTGATTCAATATGTCCAGCAGAAGATGAACCTGTTCCAAAGTCTGTTTTATTGTATTCATTAGCTAAATTTACAGTTTTAGTGCTGTCTAATTTATCAATAACTTTATTTAATGTTTGGATGTATTCTGTTTTAGCTTTTCTATCTTTTTTTGCTTTATCACTTAGTTTATAAAATCCAGCAATAGAAGATACTGCTAAAAGACCACCTAATAACCATTCTTTAAATCCTTCTTCTAAATTTTCTTCATTTAACTGACTACTTTTAGTTAATTTGTTTTCTACTAAGTATTTTCTTAAGTCAAAATTATCCATGTGTCTATGTTTATCTATAAATATACAAAAAAAATTAAGTAGTAAAGTCTCTAGTGTAGAACTTACCTAAGATATTATCATTATAATATTTTTCAGGATGTTCTAATACACCTATCTGAAATAAAAACTTACATTCATAGTAAGTTAAAAGTTTTTTATTAGGAACCAATTGTAGTATCTCACGAGTAAATTCCTCTTGTTTACTATCCTTAATGAGTTCTAAAATTGGTTTAGCAGAGCCATAATAAGTTTTCCAGTCCGATTCTTTTACTACCACCTTTGTGGCTGACTTCCTGCCTGGTCCTGTTTGTTCTGCTAGTTCCTTTTTTGTTAGTTTTTTCTTTACATTATGGTATAATACCTTTTTACCAATGTAAGATTTACCACTTGGTTTATGAGTTACTATGTAAATAAAACCAAAGGTATCTTGAGGAAAATCTTCAATATTTTCTATAACTTTTTCGTTGTATAACCACATATTATTTATCTATTTTAACATAAATATTCATATCTGTTGTTCTTGATGAAGGTAAGGGTTGAGATAATTTACCAACAGCTAATAATTCTCCAACTTCATTATATAAACCAACAGTAGTAATATAAGGAGCAAAAAATGAACCTGTCATAAAATCATAAACTATTCCTGTAGTTTGATTTGAAATTACTGTTGGATTTAAAGTATAATTGAATTCATTTTCTCTAATAGTACATTTAAATAATGTTTCATAAATTACTAATGAACTAGAAAAAGAACAAGTTACATTTGATGATGATATAAAATTACTTATAAAACCTGTATCATTTCCTCCATAAACATCTAATCCATATGTTGATAATCCATATCCTGAACCTCCAGGAGTTGAGTCAGATGTTATTATAACTAAACCATGTTGATAAATTATATTACCACACACATTTCCACCATTTAATAATAAATTACCTTCACCATCATCTATTATACTTCCACTATCAGATGTAAAATTAAATGAACCTGGTTTTATTTTATTACCAAATAATTTTTGAGGTACAGAAATTATACCTATAACAGAATCAGAAGATGTAGGAAAATATCTTGATTGAGTTAAAGTTGATTGTAAATAATTGTAATAATTTGTATTATTATAATCACCTAATCTAACATCTCCCACAGTATCAAACCCGTATACTGTAGTATAAAGTGAAGCAGTATCACCTGTTTGAGAAGTTAAAAAATTTGTGTAATACAGGTGTTTTACTGAGTCATATATTAATCTTTGATAACTACCTGTATTAATATATCCTGTTATAGGATCAGATAATGGATTAAAACTTCCTGTAATATTTTTACCTAAATATCTATCAATTCCTATTTCGGAACTTGTTAAAGCATTTCCTATAAAAGTTAAACTTTTATTAACCTCAAATGGGCTAAGAATTACATCTTGTACTGTTAGTGATTTGAAAACACTCATTCATTAAAAGTCAAGTTTTACTCTAACTAATGTTTCTTTTGTGAAATCTTTTTGTAAAGGCTTACTTAATTTAGCTACAGCTAATAATTCATTAGCATTATTATACATTCCAACTGTTGTAATATAAGTTGTAGGATTATTAATAAAATCAGTATAAATTATATCACCAGTTGAACCTGAAATAAATGATGGGTTTTCTGTATAATTAAATTCACTATTTCTAACTCTTACAAAGACATAATCAGAAGTGATAGTTTCTTGAGAATTTATTCTAAATGAACCATTTCTAAATAAAGAAAATAATTTAGTATTTAAATTTTGATTTGTATTAACAGCTGAAGCTGTTATGTTAGTAGCTAAACCACCTGCTGCTATAGGAGCTGAAATAGCTTTACTATTTAATAATATTACTCCAATATCAGGTAATAACCACCCGTATGAACCATAAACTGAACCTGATGTATAACCATTAGGATTCATACCTGTATATACAGTACCTGTAGAACCACTTACTAAATTAAATACGCGACCTGAGTCTAAGAAAGTAATAGTATTAGTTACTTGACTATCATCTGTTAAACTTATAGAATTAGCACTACCACTTAAAACTAATGTTAAAGATCCAGGAAATAATGATTCTTTATATCTAGCTCTTTCAAATGAAATAGCATGAAATTCAGAAGCTGTATAATTAGCAAATATAAAATCTGCTGTTTCACTTCCTAAAACTAATGTTCTATATTGACCATAAATTGATCTAGAGTAAGAAGCATCAGGAACTAATGTATTATATAATAAACTACCACTTCCATATTTGTTACCATAAGCTATAGCAAATTGAACTTCCGAACCTGATATTGTTGAACCAGTGTTATAAATATCAAAATAATATTGACCAGCAGTTGAATTAGTTTGAGTGGAAGAAGTAAAAAAACTTGTTAAAGTTACAGTATCATTTGTAAATAATGTTGATGTAATAGCGTCAGCACTTATTACAAAATCTTCAGGATCTAAACGTTTTAGTGACATTTTTTATTATGCTTTATTAATTGTTACAGGGATTGTTAAACGAGCTCCACTGTCATTTCCTATGACTGTGAGAGTAGCTTGAACTGAATTAGTAGTAGTAAAGAAAGTATTTACTGTTGTTCCTCTTAATTGGAATGAAGTTCCTATTACAGTTTTAGAAACATTAGTTCCAATTGTAGTAGATGAATTTAAACTAGTAGCTACAGGAGTATTAATACCTACCCCAGTAAATGAAGCTAAAATTCTAACATCAGATATAGTTACTGTGTATCCACTAGTTTCGAATACTTGATTATTACCTAAATAATTTAATGTTTGTGGAGTAATGGTTAATGAAGCTCCTTGTTTTAACACAACTGATGAAATACCTAAATCTAGTACAGGTAATTTAGCTGTACCTCTAGGTAATGTAGTTAATTTATATTTCATTATTTGTGTTTCATCAGGAAATGCTTCTAATAAAGGCATGTTTATTATAGCTTCTCCATAAAAAGCTGAACCTGATGGGTGGGTTGGATTATACATAGTATAATCAATTTCATCATCTGATAATGCGAATTGAGTAATTGCAAAAGAACCATCACCTCTTGCTAATAATTCTCTACCTTTTTTAGTTAAGATTGCATCTATTGTTACTGAGGTATTAGATAAATAGGCCATATTTTATTATAAATATATTTAATTTAATTTTTTATTGTATTATTCCTGCTTTTTTAGCTAAATCGTATGGATTATAATTAGGATTAAAATTAAATGGTATTAAAAATCCTGGATCTAGATATGAGGGTTTATTTTTAATTAAAACATAAGATTCATTAGGGATTCTTCTCATTATTCTAAAGTTTTGTAAATTTTTATTTGGAATAACATTTTGTGTAAAAGGGTAATTATTGATTAAGGAATTTAAAATTATACTTCCTGTTTGATATGGATCTGATCCTGTTATTATAGAAGATATTTGAAATAGTCCTCCTGCTGTAAAAGTTCCATCTAAAGAAGCAGTATTTGATACACTATAGGAACCTGTTGTACCAAATCTTATCATATCTCCATATTGTAAAGGAAACATTGTATCTTCATATTCAATAAGATAAGGAGGAGTATAAGCATTTATAAATTGATTTTTTGATTTACTACGAATACTAAGTCCATCTTCTCCAACATTAGTATTAAATGTAATATAATCAAAAAAACCAATAGAAGATGATGGATTTGAAAAAGAATAAATCCAATAACCATATATAGATGTATCTTTGTCTGTTAATGTATTATTACTTCCTGTAAAATAAACATTAATATCTATAATATTATCTTGGTTTGTAACTAGTGAAGCTTCAGGAGATTTACTTCCTGTTACTACTAAAATACTTTCATATATAGCACCTCCATCAACAATTTCTACAATATAACTACCTGTTTTACCTGATGAATATACAGCAGGATATATGTAAGCTTGAGTTCCTCCTGCATAAATATTTTCTATTGCAAATAAATTTTTATTATCTTGAGTTAATGGAACTGCTACTCCTTCAGTACTAATTAAATAAATACCATGAACATTACCTCCACCAGGATATTGAGGATCAGATCCTCCAATCCAATCATAATAAATAAAATAATTTACAAAATTATCTATAGGATAATTAGGTATTATAACACTTTTAAAAGATTGTGAATAATTATACTCACCAGTATTTTTACTTCCTCCATATCTAGCATTATACCAACCTGTTTTAGATGTATAGTTAGAATCTTGAACTTGTGCGTATAAAGCTGATTGACTTAAAATTAATTGATAATTTGTAGCTTGATTTAAATTTTGTGAATAATCAACATCAAAATATTTTTCTGATACTGTATTTGAATATACATTATTTAATATAGCATTATATTCTGAAAATTCTAATAAATTTCCTGGGAAATTTTGTTGTGTGTAAACAGTAGGATCTAAATAATAAGTTGATTGAGCTTGTAAATTAGTTGTTGTTGATGTCCATTTACTATTAGTATTAATAGATGCACTTGTTCCAGGGGATGGAAAAGTATTAGTTAGACTATATTTTACTTCATAAGTTGAACCACTTGTTATATAATAATTTGGTAATGATATAGAAATATTAAATGTTTCTTCTTCATTAGAAGTTAATGTATTATAACTAGTACTTCCTATAACTGCTCCATTCTCTTCTAAGGTTATTCCTATAGTTCCATTTTCTTGAGAACCTGAAATTATACTTCCTGTTATTGTTATTAAAATATCTTGTTGTACATTATAACTAGGTTTATATTGGTATGTAGTTGTGTTATAATATGATATATTTGGATTTAAAATATTAAATTTTACAGAACCTGATGTTATATATATTGAACCATCAAAATAACTAGCACTAACAATAAATGCGGTACTATTTACATTTAAATTTTGTAAATCACCTATAGATAATTTATAAAAACCTTCTAAATATGGATTATCTAATAATGATTGAGTAGTAACTGTTAATACACTACCTTCTAACTCACCATTATAAAATTCCATATTATCATCATGAGTTATATCTATAAGTCCTAAAGGTCCAACAAAAGATTCTGTAAAACTACTTGTTAATCCATTATATATTCCTCCATTATCACCTGAAAAATTATATATGGTGCTACTACTTACTCCTGTACTGCTAGTATAATGTTGAATAGATCCTGTATATTCAGGACGAGTCCAACTTAATGTTGGTTCAGGATATTTTGATCTTTCTAGAATAGTAGGTTTAATTATAATACCTGTAGCTATACTTGTACGAGCAGGAACAAAGTCCTTAATCA